ATATAAGAACTATGAAAGAAATAAAAAGCTGTTTGATGGCAAGTCTTCAGAAGTTTTTTATAACGCTGTCCTTAGTAGAGTAAAACTTGAATATATGGGAGTAATTGATAGTAATAATAAATACTACGAATTTGTGAGAGAAGGAAACACTATTGTAAGAAGAGAAAAGTCATTTAAAGACCTTATAGTTGGAAATAATATACTTGGTTCAATCACTAAGTTATATGCTGAACTTGCTTCTAATAGTGAGCCAACTGTAAATTTAGAAGATGAGAAAAAAGATATATTAGAAAAAATTGATTTACAAGATAAAACATCAGAAGCAGTAGCAATTCAAAGCTATGGTGGAAAACTTTTATTAAAAGGTTTCATAGTTGACAATAGTCTGTATTTAGATATAGTTGCACCTCATCAGTATTTCACAGTACCTAGTATTTTAAGTGAAGAAATTATAGATAAATATGTAATTTTTACTGAAGAGAAAAGAACTTTAAAAGCTGAAATATATAGTGAAGGTTGTACAGAATATAGAATGTACAAAATAGGAGGTCAAAATTTTGAGGAAATAGACTATGAAGTTGACTTAACTCAATATGGAGCAACAAAAGATGGTAAAGGCTGGAAAAAAGTATATAAAGGCTGGCAAGTTGTAGAAATTCATAATCTATTCAAAAGAAGTGATTATGTTGAAGATTTAGTTATCTTAAATAGGGAACTTGTAGTTGGAGATACTTTAACAAGTCAGGCATTTGATAAAGTTGCAAATCCTCTACTTCAAGTTCCAGAGGGGGCTTTGGAATATGATGAAGAGGGAAATTTAACTGTAAAAATAAATGATAGAGTCATAATAGTAGATCCAGAAGACAAGGATCTTAAACAGGTTGAGCTAAAAACTAAAACAGAAGAATGGAAGACACATAGAACTGGAATTGTTGAGCAAATATATATAGCAACAGGAACAAATGAACAGGCATTTGGGCTTAATAAAAATGGAACGGCTGCATCAGGGGAAGCGAAAAGAAGAGATTTAGAAAGAATTATATCAACTGTTATAACTAAGAGGGATAGAGTATTTTCAGGATTTGAAAAAATAGTTAAATGGGGATATTCAATAATTCATAATAGTGAATTAGATATAACGATAAGTGGTAAGGATATTTTAAGTCTTGGAGTTGGAGAAAAAATAATAATAGCAGTGCAAGGAATAACATCAGGAATTTTAAGCATAGAAAGTGCAATTAAATATGTAAATATTGGTGATGTTGATATTGATGAAGAAATGACAAGATTAAAAAGTGATTTAGCATATAAAACTAAATTAATAGAAGCATTACAAACATTGTCACAGTTGGATACAGAAGAAAGAGTTGCAGGTCTTATAAAAAAACAAGCTGATGAATTGATAGAGGAGTTAGGTTTAAATGAGTAAGAAAAAAAGCCTTTTTCCACATAGTGCTGAGAATACTTTACGAAGGGTATTCAATCTTAATTCAAAGATAATTTTAAAGAAAATGAAAAAATCAACAGAAGAAGATTTTTCAGATGTTGAGTTTGATAATAAAGAAAAAAAGAAAATCATTGAAGATTTAAAAAATGTTGCTATTGCAACAAATAAAGAAGTTTTTAAGAATTGGAGAACTTTAACTGATGATGAATTAAAGCAGACTGATTTAAAAGGTGCAAAATATTGGATTAGAGAGAACTATTTAAGAGTACAAAATATGAAAGAAACTTTTAAGGATCAGTTAGATAAAACAAGAGAAAAAGAAATACAAAATTTATTAAAAACTTTTGATAGTACTATTAATTTTAGATTTGAAAAATTAAGAAATGGCAACATTTCAAATACTGATATTAATAAACTTATAAGTCAATTGAATGCTAATTATGCACCAAACAAAGAAATGAAAGCATTAATTGATCAGTTAAAAAGTAAAAAAAGTTTAGGGTCTAGTGATATTGACAAGCTACAAAAATGGGCTAATAGAAGAAATGAACTATGGGCAAGAAATGAAGCTGGTAACTTATATGCTAATCAACTTCAAGATTTATGGCTTGAAAATGGCATAGAAAAATATATTTGGAGAACTATGGAAGATAACTATGTAAGAATGGAACATGTTGAAAAAGATGGAAAAATTTTTGGAGTTGATGATGATATTTTACCAGGACAAGAGTTTGGATGTAGATGTTGGGCTGAACCAGTAAAACAAGGAGGAAATAAAGAATGATTGAAAATGAACAAGAAGTAATTGACTATTTAAAAAAAGAAGAAAATAAGGACTTTTTAAGTAAGAATGGTTTTAGTAAAGTTGAAACTAAGGTTGAAACAAAAGAAGTAAAAACTCCACTTACTGAAGATGAAGTAAAAGCATTTGTAGAAGGAAACAAAGAATTAAAATCTAAATTATCTGAGGAAATGGTGAAAGGTTATTTAAAAGAAAAGTTAGGTATAGATGTTAATGACGACACTTTAAAACAAGGTTTAGTTTTAGGTGGAACAGTAGAAAATATCAAAAAATTAGCAGTAGGGAAAATTTTATCTGGAGTTAAGTATGGGGATTTATTAATGTCAAAAATAGACTTTTCAAAAATTAACTTTAAAGATGATAAAATTGAAGGTTTAGATGAACAACTTACAAAACTTCAAGAAACATATAAAGATTTATTTAATCCAGGAGTGTCAGGAGGGCAAACAACTCCACCAGGACTACCAAAAACAACTCCTGCAACTGAACTTGAAAAAATAAATCAAGAAATTGAAGAATTAAAGAAAAAGCCGTCACAACAAAATAGGGCAAAAATATTGGTTTTAATAAGTAAAAAAGAAGAATTAGAAAAAAAATAGGAGGAATAAACAATGGCAGATATCATAACAATAGAAAGAATTGTAGGAAAAAAGGAAGATTTAACACCAGCTTTGGCATATACAAATGCAAACAAAGCACCTTTATATCTTAATTTAATTAATTTAGGAAATGTTACACCAACAACACAAGCTAAAATTTCTTGGGTTGACTACTCATCAGAAGGAACACAAACAGCTATAAAAGCAAAAGTAGCAACAGCTGCAGCAACATCATTTACTGTTGAAGATGCTTCAATATTTACTGCTGGATGCCTAGCAGCAATAGGAGATGAAGTTGTACAAGTTACAGCAATATCAGGAGATACTTTAACAGTAACAAGAGCACAACTTGGAACAACAGCAGGGGCAACTTATGAAGCAGGAGAAGAAATATTCTTTATAAATGATAACTTAGAGGAAGGTGCAGATTTACAAGGTGCTAATTACAAAGCAGGAGTAAATTTTGATAACAATACTCAAATCATAAGAGAAGAAATTTCTTTATCTGGGACAGCAACTGCAATAACTTTACCTTCAAGTGGTGGAACAGATGCTTATACATTTGAGCAAATAAGAAAAATGGATAAGGTAGTTGGAAAAATAGAAAAAGCAATAATTTCAGGAAAGAAATTTGAAAGTGGTCAAAAAAGAGGAATGGACGGAGTTAGAAATTTCTTAGCAAAAGGACAAGTAGTTGATGCTTCAAATAATGAAATTTCATTAGAAATTTTAGGTAATGCATTAAAGAAAATTTTTAATGCTGGTGGAGATTTAACAGGTGGAAACTATGCTTTATACGTTCCAGGAGTACAAAAGATGAAAATATCAAAATTACTAAAAGGATATATTCAAGCAAATCCTGAAACAACAACATTAGGTGCTATTGCAACTCATGTAGCTACTGATTTTGGAACATTACCAATAATAGTTTCAAATAACCTTCGTTCAACTGAAATCTTAATTTTAAATCATGATGATATAACATTAAGACCATTACAAGGCAGAGAAATATTCCATGAATATATGGGAAAAAGAGGAGACTCAACACAAGGTTTAATTCTTTCTGAATTAAGTGTTGAAGTTAGAAATATTCACACAATGGGAATGATAACTGGTTTAAAAAAATAATAAAAGGACAATGTCCCTGACAATGAGGTCAGGGATATTCCTAAAAGGGAGGAACAATGAAATTAAAACATAAAACATTTGATAAAGTATCAGTATATTGCAATGGAGAAGTATATAACTTTGTCAACGGAGAAATTGAAGTAGATGATATAGTAGCAAAAGAATTATTAAAAAATCCTGCTATTGAAGAAATAAAAGAAACAAAAGTAGAAGAAGTTGCAAATATTGAAGAAGAAAATCAAGAAAATATTGAAGAACATGATGAAAAGAAAAAAGGAAGTAAAAAATGATAGGCTATGTTGAACTTGAAGAAGCTAAAAAATTTTTAGAAGAAAGATATTCAAATATAAATGAAGAAAAACTAAAAAGAGCTTTGTATCAAGCATTTGACAAAATTGAAAATATTGGTGCTAGAGAAGGTACTGACAAAGGTACGGCTTATGATGAGATTGTTTCAAATGTTGGTTTGCCTTTTTATCAAATAATTTCAGGAGAAAACAATCAACTTAAGTTAAGGATTACTTATAATAATCCAAAGGGTTGGAAAGAACGTAATAAATTACAGACTGTTATTCTAGAATTCTACAACCAAGAAGATGGAACATGGCGTTTAGTTTCTAAACAAAGCCAGTAAACTAAATAAGAAAGAGGAGACAAACTTGAGAAAGAATAGCAAGAAAAAACATGATTCCAATTCATTTAGAGATATAAAAAAGGAACTTTATAGACAACAAAAGATAAAAAGAGAAGAACTCAGCATGATGGCCATACAAGAGAAGAAAAAAGGACTAACTTGGCCTTTATTCTTCTTTGTTTAACCATATCATTTACTTTATTCTTTGGCTTCTATTATTTATCACTAAAGGTTCCTAACAAAGACAATGCTAAACACAAAGAAGATAAGACAGTCTCGTCAGTTAGTAAAGAAAGCTCTACTACTCAGCAAGATGAACCTGAGTTAGAAATGGACAAGAAACAGAAGGAACTTAAAAATAAACTTGTGGTAGAAGATGAAAAAAAGTTTGCTTTTAAATGGACATTAGACAATTTTGTAGAACTCAAAATAGCAAAAATTGGGGGGTGGAAGAATAATCCGACTTTGGAAGAAGTTATTACGAAATACGGTAAGGGTTCAAATGTGAGTTTTACCGAAAATGGATTGACACTAACTTATAAGACAAGGGTGATGGACATAGAAAAAAACAGCTTATCTGATCATCCTCAGGAGATAAGACTAGGTTTTTTTGATCCCGATTCCAATGGCAAGGAGTACTATTTGATCACTAAATCGGCATTGTTCTTGGACGATAGTCGCTATCCAGTGGCTGCCAAAGAGGAGTTTGTCTTTAACTGGAAGCCAGAAGATATCGATACATTGATATTGGGCGATAGGCAGCGAGGTAAAGGTGGTATGACTTATCAAGAAGTTGTTGAACGTTTTGGATTACCCTCTTACAGTAATATTCATGGGAATGATACGGATTTTGACCCCTTATCATTGAGCATACAGTATATTAATATACGGAAATCAGATACTGAACGAAAAAGTGATAGAGTAGCCTTGATTTTCAGAAGACAGGAGGATGGAAGCTTTTGTCTAGCAGATGTAAGTAGCGAATTTGACAAGGACTGGTAAAGCTGTGGTAAGTCGGAGATGTGAAAATTCTGATATTTTATGCCTTGACATTCCTCATCTCTAACGATATAATGTTTACAATTTAACCTTTAATCAAGTCCAGTGAGGCTGCAAGGTGGGAAAAACGGTATAAGAGGCAATTGGCTGCCTTGTTTTTTGCGAAACCTTGCTGCGGCGAGGTTTTTTCTTGTAGAAAGTGAGGTTATCATGGTTAGTGATAGTTGTAAAAAGAGATTTGGCAAGATTATGCTGGAGCAGATGGAGCTGCTTGAGCAAGTAGAAATTGCGCCTAATATTTTTTCCATGATTCTAAAGGGACAAATGGTTGCACAGATGCAGGCTGGGCAGTTTTTACATATTCGGGTACCAGATGACAGCAAGCTTTTGCGCCGGCCTATCTCAATCGCGGAGATTGACCGAGACAATCTGACTTGTCGCATTATTTATCGGATAGAAGGCGGCGGAACAGCTATTTTTTCTCAACTTCCTGCTGGTTCTTATCTTGATGTTATGGGGCCTCAGGGAAATGGTTTTGATTTGACCC